AGTCGGCGTTATGCTGGGCGTCGTGTAGCTGCCCGCACTCGAATTGATGCACTGCCCCGCCGAAATGTCATAAGGCGCGGCATCAAGCCCCGAAACCTCCAGCAACACCCACGATGAATTGGTTGCGGAGCCGATGGTGTACTGAAACGAATTCGAACCACCCGAAGCGACTTTCCACCAGATATAGCCGCCGTGGAACGTCTGCTGTTCCATTCCGGTAGACTGCGTCCAGCCGGTGTTCGGTGTCCCGTTGTAGTCGTCCGCTGCAAACGCCAGAATGATGACGTTGCCGTTAGTGGGCGTCGAGGGAAACGACGCCGTTACCGTGGCGAGGGTAGATGTCCCTTCTGCTGATTGAACAAGGGTTGCGGCCATGGCTTAGAGCGCGAAGATGCCGCTCGCATTCCATGTGATCGTGATGTTGCCGCCGTTGGGCGTGACCGGCAAACCAGTCTGGCCAGTATCGATATAGGCCACCAGCCGCCACGTCGTGTTGGCACCGGCGTTCTTGCGGTAGATGACAAGCGCCTCGGCTGAGTTGCCGGATACCGCGCTGAACGTCACGTCTCCGCCATCGACAACACCATTGGTCAGCGTTGGCGTGGTGATTTCCTGATCGGTGCCGACGACGCCCGAAAGGCTCGAATAGAACTCATGAGCGGACGAATAGGTGTAAGTGCCTGTATCGACCAACGCGACATAAAGGCCGGTCGTGCCGGAGCCTGTGATGGCGCTGTTTGCCGAGTTGTTCAGCAGCGCTTCCTTGTATTTCGGATAGATTGCGTTTGCCATATCAGTTCACCACTGGTTCGACGCCGATTGCGCGGCCTGTCTGCGGATCGCGCACAATGCGCTTGGGTGCATTCTGTGCGGCCATGAGGCGCTCCATCACGCCGGCCAGTTGAGCCATGGAACTGACCGTGGATTCGTGACGCTCATCGTCCTTGGAAACCACTGACCCATCGTCTTTTTGAGCCATGCCCATCTTCATCAGTTCAAGGTCGCGCTTTTGGGCGAGTTCCTTTTCCTTGAAGGCGAATTCCCGGTCGGTCTTGATGGCGTCCGCCTGAAGCTTCTGCGCCTCGATGGCCTGGTTCTTTTCCAGTTCGGATTGCTTGACGACCAGATCGGCCTCCATCTGTGCCTTTTCCTTGGCAACGGAAGCCTCTGCCTTGGCCTGCTCAATCTGCATCTGGATTTGAGCCTTGGACTTCTCCAGCTCAATCTCGGGGTTCGGCTGTTGCGCCTGCTGAGCAAGCGCCTCCTGCCCCTGCTTCACGTCATCGCTGGTCACTTCGGGATAGAACAATTCCGGCGACCTGATACCGGCTGCCTCGGCCTGCTTCGTGAGCGTCGTCATGATGTAGGGCAGCATTTCCAGCGCCTTTGCTGGCGAAAGCGCTCCCATTTGCGTTGCAAGACCTGTCTGGTTTGCCAAAATCTGCTGCAACACCGCCATGTCACGGTCACGCGACCCTGTGCCGAGGCCGACATTGATCGACACGTCCATATCCGCGTTCCAATGGCGCGGATCGACCTCGACAAAGCGGCCTCTCATGCGAATCGTGCGGGCCTTGTTCTGGTGCTTGATTTCCAGCTTCAGGATTTTGCGGAAGACCTTCTTCCAGCCCAATTCAGCCTGGTTGCGGGCGATCAACTCGATCTGCGAGTAAGCCGCGTCCTTGGCATTCTGGTTGGCAGTGGCCGTCTGGTTCTGCAAGGCGTCAGGATCGAGCGCCATGGTAGTACGCGAGACCCCAGTGCGGCGCTCAATGACCTGATCCTGGTAGTTGATGGCATCATAGGCGTGGTTTGCGACGAACGGCACCGTCAGCGGCATGACTGTGGCGTTTGTTTCACCGAAGATCGCCCCACCAAATGACGGAGAAAACAGCTCCTCGGGGTTGGTGATCTTGCCTGTTACAAACCGCTGCGGGTTGTTCGTTGCATAGGTGTTGTCGAGCGCCTGACGAAGCAGCGCGGTCTTGATGCGCTGCACGTCCATCGTCTCGTCTGCCAATGAACCGCTTTCGAAGCGGTGCGGCATCGGCTGGCAAGGAATGCTTTCGAACGGCAGTTCGTCGTCCCACTCCTCTTTGTCGAGGATTTCGCCGCCATCACGCGAACCGGCATAGAAAACCCGGTAGAGTTCGGCCACGCCGTCATAATCGGTATCAACGCGCACATAGCATTCGTAGAGGTCCACCAGTTCCATTGACTGGTCGCCATCGTCTGACTCGCCTCGATCTTCTCTGGCGATTTCCTCAGATGTGTCGTTGTCAGCCGAACGATTGACGGCTTCAACCTTCTCGCGGTCAAAGCCCATCTCGATCAGTTCGGACCGGGTCTTGCGCTCGCGATGATACTGGAACCGTGCTTCGTCACACGTTTTGGCTTCATCGCTCTTGCCGTAATCTTCGGGAGGCAGCGCCTCGACCTTCGTGCAGCCGTACTTCGTGGTGCGCTTGATCTTGACCGCATGAAGGCCGTCTGGCGTCTCTGTCTCGCCATAAGGCCCGGAGTATTCCAGAACCTCGATATCGCTCTGCTCATCTGAAAGCAGGGCTGTCAGTTCGTCGTCATCCAGCCCGCTATGCGTGGATATCTCGACCTTGGGCGTCGTATCACGCCAGACTTTGACAATCCCGTCACCGCTGAGCAGGCTGTCCCATGTGGCGTTGTAAACGACGCGATAGCCGTCATTCTCCTTCCAGAACACGTAGTTGATGCCGTCCGTCGCCTGTGCAGCCCCATCAACGTCCTCAGGGCCGATAGGCTCAGCAACCGCCATATGTTCAGATGCGGTGTAAACACGCATGATGCCGGGCAAGACCCAGCCCATCGTGTCGGCCAGATCGCGCGAAACCGCCTTCGAACGGCCCGTTTCGGCTGGCACGTCGTTCATCACGCCCTGATAGTATTCGAGCGCGTTGGTCTGCTTCTTGGAACGACCGGCACGGCTGCTGTCGGCAAGGGAAATCTCGCGCGACACCAAAGCCTTGAAATCGGCCTCTCCGAATTTCTTCTTGGCTTCGGCCATTAAACGATGCTCCTAGCGAGCGAACGGGCGCGGGTGTTTTCAACCTTGCGAGTTTCAATGACCGGCTCGGCAAATGTCAGCGCCACCGCATCCCACTCATCGGGGGACCGCAGACCACGCTTGCGAATGTCTTCTTTGCTTTCGAGAACGACACGGCTCAGGCTGTCGTATTTGTAGCCGGGAGCGCAGGCATCGGCCTGCAATGCGTCAGTGTCCGGGATGGAAACTCCCCCCGGTTCCTCAAGCCATTCCTTCGACTTGCCCCACATTTCGGCGCGGCGGTTCGCATAGCCGCCCTTGGGCCTGCCTGCCTCATCGATAGGTTGCGGCTCCAAAGGCGAGGAACCGAAGTTGATGGCTCGAACCACGTCGCCGTAGCCCATTTCCATCAGCCGGTCATAGACGCCAGCACCAACACCGCCCACGTCTATGAACATGCGCGCCGGCTTCTCGGTATCGATGACCTGCTTTGCCCAACCCGCACCAGCCATTGTGTCTAGCTTCGAGCGGCTTTCGATCTTCTCAACCTTACGACCGCGACGGAATGCCATCGAATGGCGGTCAGCACCCTTCCAAGCTGGATCGTAGCCGATGACCAGAAGCCCGGACGCCTCAACCTTTGCCTTGCGCGCCTTCAAGACCAGTTCGGACGGGATGTAACTATCATGCCCCGTCATCTGGAATGCTTCGGCTGCCGTGGCAGGGTATTCCTGCTTGAACAGCATCGGGTCTTTCAGTTCGGCAATCTTGTTGCGCCGCCAGACCATCTGTTCGAGTTCGAGGTTGTGCGCTTCCATGTAGTCGCGCTCCTCATCGTCCAGTTCAAACCCGTCCGGTACAGGACGCCGGTATTCAGGTTGCCAGAACCACGGGATGAAAATGGCGATGTAGTCGCCTATGCCTAGTTCTGCTTGTTGCCAGCGCTCATGAAACTCGCCACCCATGCCGTTGGCTGTGGATTCGAGAATGATTTCCGTTCCCGGCAAATCAGGAATAGCCTGGACAACGCCTGCAAAGTGCGTGGATGCGTTCGGCCAAAAGGCGACTTCCGATCCGTGGAATAGCTGGACGGTTTGCGATCTACCGACTGCCTTTGCACCTGCTGTGCCGACCGCGTAGCCGCTTTCCAGCCTGTCGAAGTACAATTCCTTGGCGTTCGCCGCCGAAGTGCTGGGCCTTACAAGCGCGGGAACATGCTGATGATAGCGATCCACCATGCCGAACAGGTTGTTGGTGGCGTCCTGCTCATGCGTGAGGATGAAACAGCGCAGGCCCCGATTATGTGTGACCCTGTGATAGAAACGCCCGCCGACATAGGTTGATATGCCCTGCTGGCGTCCTTTGAGGACCAGTGCGCGAACCTTGCCGGTTTCCGCCTTCTGCGCCTCAAGCCTCGAATGCAGGTAGGTTTGCGCCTCATTCAGGTCGAGCGGAACAATTGAGCCGTCTTTCGACCTGATGCGCAGACAGCGAGGCGCGTAGTGTT